CACTCTAAACGAGCTCCCATTGCTTGCGAATATTGCTCTTTCACTGCTTGTACTACCTGTTGCCAGCGTTATATTTTGGATCAAGAAAAATCTCTTTGTATGGCCTCAGACTGTCAAAAAGAATGGAGTCGTAAATTCGTGGTCAATAATTTCCCCCATTCGTGGGTCAGTAAGAAGTGGAAAGACATGAATGCCAAAGTTGGTGTGGATAAAGAGAAGGCTTTGTTTCCTGCTACAATGGGCGTTGTTGCCGAAATGAAAGCCAAAAAAGATCTCAAAAGTGAAATAACTGAACTAAAAAATCAAGAACGCCAGATGCAAATTAGAAGACAGAATTTGGAAATTCAACTTCGAAACGGAGGTGATGTTATCGCTGAAAAAATCATTTCCAATGGACGCAAATGTCCAGATGAAAACTGTCGTGGTTATCTGAGTACCCAGTGGAAATGTGGGCTTTGCGAAAAATGGGCTTGTCACGAATGTCATGTCATCAAAGGACATACTAGAGATACAGAACATACATGCGATCCTGACACATTGGCTACAGCACAACTGCTTTCAAAGGATACCAAGGGTTGTCCAAAATGCTCAACCCCTATTCACAAGATTGAGGGATGCGACCAAATGTGGTGTACTCAATGTCATACTGGATTCAGTTGGCGTAGGGGAACTATCGAAAACCGCGTACACAACCCACACTACTATGAATGGCAACGCCAAAATGGGGGTGGTAGAGCTCCTCGTAATGTGGGTGATTTAGAATGTGGTCGTGATATTGGAGATGGAATCACCGTTAGTTTTCTAAGTCGCGTTTTGAATAAAATACCAACTGGTTATCTCAATAATGATATTAAACGCGCTATTATGAAGTATATACGTAATACTATTCATTTACATGAGGTGAATGGTCGTACATTTCGCACAGTGAATGAAGATATTAACGCCTTTGCTCGCGTCATGTATATTACAGAAACATACAACGAAAAAAAATTTACATCAGTTGTCCATAAAAATAATAAAGCTAGTGTAAAAAAACAAGAAATTTTCGATGTCATTCAACTTCAACATCAAGGTGTAACTGACATTGTTTTCCGCATAGTCGAGCATCTTCAGCCATTAGATTCTGATATACGCAGTGTATTACAGAAACATCAATTAGAAACGATATGTTCAAACATTAAATCAGCATTTGCCGAATTTAACACCCTCACTAACTATTCTAATAGCTTGCTTTTCGAACATAGTATAACTTACCAATGTAAAATATGGCGAATCAATATCGATGCCGAACGCCAATATCATACCCTAAAATAGAACTATTCTTATTCTGTAATATTATTTAACTAACTACTTTTTTGTATAAAATCAAAATAACATAAATACTATACACTATTACCTTATAATGATTAATAAATCAAATCTCCTTCAACAATTAATACGAATTGAAATGAATCATTTTAAATCGATTTGTCCATTTATATACAAGAATTCACGAAACGAGGTAATACACGTGAATACATTTTATCCTACACATGGCAACAAAGTTACTATTATTAATTCAGACAACACTTCACAAGATATATGTGTTACAAAACTTTATTTTATAGATGGATATAACAAAGAAAACTCGTTCTTATCGCATATTAGTTCTAAATATAATTATAAAATGTAACATATAACCACAATAAGTAAATACATAATTAACAATCATTATGTATTTACAATACTAATCCCTATCTAATATTCAGCAGGTGCTATTGTGCGGTTACCACCACGTTGGTTAATATAATTGATTTGCTCTTGTGTGATACAAGCACATCCTGAACTATTACTGTATGTGGAAGGACAACATTCAGGTTTGAATTCATTGTCTACAAACATAGACATCTGTCCTTCAGGTAAAGGAACAGGAGTTCCCTTGTATTGAGACCATTTTGATTGAGCAGAACTGTATTCCATACCGTGTGAATATTTGTCTGCCTTGTTTGTCCAACTATTGGCAACATCACCACCCATAGTCCAATCCAATGAAGAACCCATAACGTCCATACCTTCTTTTAATCCTACGCGACTACATGAACATAATAAATGTCCTCCGAGTACAAAACCAACAACTAAACAGACAATTATTATTTCTAATCGACAAGCATGACCAAATATCTTTAGTTCCATATTATATATATTTTGTATATAAAAAATTAAATCATAACGTTGAGTAATTTATGGTTCTCTAGTTCTAAATATTTATCAATACAACTATTGTAATCATAGAATTTAATACCATTTACATGAAATGTTCGTTTATTTGTTATTATATGATATACATAATCACACTTTACTTTCTCTCCATAAATATCCAATGTACTTTTCATTCCTAAATCAGAATCACATATATGTAAGTTTGGTCCGCCATTTATACTGTTTTGTTTGCCTAGATTAAACTGCTTTGTTTCTAAATCATCTGCTTTTATTTTCACAATACCAGTTACTCTTTCACCAAAACGCAATACATCATTCACTTCTATATCACAAATATTAATATTATGACCATCTTGTAATTCTATTTTAGTCGTTTCAATAAAACCACCGTCTAAATATTTATGAATATCATGTAATTCAAATTGCTTTGGTAAATACTTATTACATTTTTGTTTCAGTTCATCTATTTGCGCATTATCTAATTCATCCCAATCACCAAATACGTCATTATTTATATGAATCACTTTTTTACTAGTATTAATACAATATAAATAGTCGCAATACATATCGGTTTTAGTGCTATGTGGATGGTCTTTTGTTTTGATCCAACTATTATTGTATTTTAAAACGTGTTCTCCTGTACAGTATATACCATTCAAACAATAGATTGTTTCATCTATATTCGCTAATTTCATTTTGGCGGTAACTACATTGTTATTTTGTAATACCATTCCAACATCGATATCTTTTATTTTTATTTTACTTCCACCATGTAGCGTTAAATCAGTATCACCTATAAAACAACTAGGTATTCCAGGTAGTGGATTTACCCATTTTTTTAGGACCATCACCTGAATAATATAAACCATAATACCTGGCACTAAAATCATGATAAAAATCACTAATAATGGTATTGCAAATGGAATGCCTAGACCAAACGGAATAAAAAACAAAATGGTCATAATTGATGCTATACTCATTAAGAATGTCATAATTATTTGTATAATCGCCCCAAAACTAGCAGTAATTGTCTGATATATTCCCATCAACATGTATATACTAGAAAGCATAATACCTTGAGTTTTATTGATGGTATCTTTTATTTTTATAATAATCTGTTGAAGTGGAATCATAATATTGAGAGCTTTTCCCATTATTTCTTCAGATACTTTACCAACCGAATTACGAATTGTATTTAAAACACCTCTAATAGCTTGAACCGAAGCGTTTAATCCATCCAGTGTTTTTGTAAGTGAATTTACTAAATAATAAAAGGGAGCTAGAAATGTTCCTGCTATATCTGATAAAATATTTTGAATACAACCAGTAAAATTTTGTGCGGTGAAATCAAATGCAGACATTTTTTTAGGATCAGGTGGATTAATTAAACCGGCAAACGGCATTACAGTTGGATTACATTTCTGATTTGCCCAATCTGCTTTTATGGGTTGTAAATTGTTGTATATATAATAATATGAAATCGCGATGAAAAAAACTAAAATTACTATTACAGTCATCCATAAAGAACCTCCGTATTTTTCGAGAAACCCTACTTTATTATATAATTTATTTATTACTGAAAATATACTAGTATCATTCATATAATTAATTCGTATAATAAATAATTTTATTTTAATTTTATTGTATTCTATTATTCAAGTATGGATATAAAATATAATATAATTAAGCCAATTTTGACATTAACCTAACCATTTGACCAGGAGGACCATTCCAAGATGATTGCATTGTCATAACGGTGCCTTGTAGTATATACATCATAGTTGCCATAACTCCTACTATTTTACCTAACATGTCTTTCATTTTAACCAATATAAACTGAAACTGAGTTAATATATTGATAAATACACCAAATATACTTTGAACAATGGAAGTTATCATGTTTCTAAATACATTGACAAATGACCGAATGTCTTGAATCGATTCCATTAATCCACCAACTGATTTGTTTATTACTGTCATCAAATAATTAAGAGGTTGTAGTAGGTACCCCATAAAATTTGTCTGTGTGTTTTGAATACAGTATGTGAAATTACTCATGACATCATGTCCAAATGTACCAGCAAATGGCATAATTGTTGGATTACATCTATACTCCGGCCAATTATCTTGAATTTTTTTAATCCCCACTGCTAAAATATTATAGAAATACATTGCTACAAATATTAAAATAATAAAGATAGATAAAGTAATATCACTTGTTCTCATATTACTTTATAATGTTATTTTATTTATTGTACTTTACTTTCTACTTTTCTTGGCTTTTTTAGATTTTTTTGTTTTAGATTTCTTTGTTTTCTTAGTTTTCTTTGTTTTCTTTGTTTTCTTTGTTTTTTTAGATTTCTTAGATTTCTTTGTTTTTTTCGATTTCTTCTTTCCTCCACTCAAACAACCCCATGATTGACCATTAGGAATTAGACCTCCAGCATTACTACAACCTCCACCAGTCATAGCACTTGGATTACATTGTGGTCCTTGACATATAGCACTGCTACTATTGGCACCATAACATGTATCACATACACCATTAGCGCTGCTTTGTGACAATGATATACTTGAATTGACACTTGCGCCATTAGCAGTTTGACCTCCAGCTCCAACGGTTGGTCCAGTGTTAGCAAATGTAGGAACTGTTTGAGCACCTCCACGATATTTTTTCTTATAAGTTCGCTTTCCACCCATTTTATTCATCTCATTTTGTCGTGCAGATGCTTGTTGCCCTGTAATAAGAGCAGCCTGCTGAGGAGAAGAAGCACCTGGAGGAAATGGCGCGCTTTCTAACGGAATAACAGAAGAGGTTCCTTGTGATGAATTGGTAGATGGCATGATTTATATATTTAACGTAGAAAAAGTTTAAAACGAAAAAAGTAATTGTATGTATAATCTAAAATGAATGAAGTAGAAAGATTAAACCTACAGAAAATGATTCAATCGAATGATACTGAAAATATGACTCCTTTAATACGCGAGCTGAAACATAGTACTAAAATATTAGCGGATGTTGAGATGTTATTGAAACTAAAGAGAGAAAATGTCTCTCTAGCTAAAACAAACCCAGATAAATTTGATTCATTATGTATAGAACATTGTGGATTCCTTTTTAATCACTACACTGACATTTATAACAAGGTAATAAAGGATGAAATTAATTTAACTATATTGTTGCGTCTATTAAATGTGCTTAATAGTATTGAAGAAGGTCATGTTGATCAGCATGAAGGCTCATTCGAAGTTGGAAAATTACTAAAAAAGATATATATTGATAGCGCTTTGCGTAAAGCTGATAAATTAGACAAAGCAAACAAAGAAGGAGAAGGAGAAGGAGAAGGAGAAGGAGAAGAAGAGGAAAAACCGATTGAACCTATTTCGTGGAAGGATTTCAAATCATCTAAGATAACTCCTTAATCCAAGTATCAGGTGTATGGTAAATATATTTTTATACAAATATTCATTGAATTGTAAAGGTTCATCGTTTTCCATTATCATAATGTTATAAAAAATGCTAATTCTAAGTTAAATCTATTACTTGATTTGGAAATGTACTTTCTATCTTTGTTAATGGTAACCCCTTTATACAACCAGGACATTTGTGATCATTATCTTCATCGACAAACTTTGTAAACCAACATTTATTACATATTCTATGGGCATAAATCCCATTTTTTTTTAAACATTTAACAGGTACTAGTGTTTTTTGTATATTTATTGGTTTCTCACAAATACTACAAACTACATCGGAATTTCCTCCTTTATATATTTTTTTTTTGCTAATTATTCTATTTTTTCTTCTTCTCATTCTTGTGTATTTATTTGTTCTTGTT